TTTAATCAATCTCTGCTTATAAAATTCCGCCCTCGCTTTATATCTATTTGCCACATCAATCATGTCCTGCATTGAAGGGGATTCTTGATTTTCGCCAGTCTTTCTTAAAAGTCCTTTATTATAAAACTGAAACGATAAACCCTGCGGCAATTCAGACATCACGAAATAAATCAGGCAATCCACAATGTAGTCATCAAGCAAAGTTGTTTGAAGCTGGGTATATGTAGCCGCCTCAACTGCAGTTTGTAATTCGTTGTATAATGCTGAACCTAAAGCAGGAAGAATATACATGTCCTGAGCAGTCTTAATCTCAGGCAGAACCAATTTCTCATCTACGTTTGCATGTAACCCAGTTCGATCCTTTATTGATTGAACGGAAATAAATAATGTATTCTTGCTCATCTTCTTGTTACTATATTAGATACCCATTGATGTCTGCAGCTTGGACTGTGCTTCTCTGTTCCTGGTTCTGTATACCAACCACCCCGACGATCCCAGACTGAATAACCTAATCTTGCGCTTAGGCTTTCAATCTCTGAACGTGAATACATTTTATCGGCTTCCAACAAAGCCACACAAAACGGCCTGCTTGTTTTCTTATCCCGGTTATTGAATCCTTTTTTCCATTCATAGGAATACCTGATTAAAATCTCTTTTGTTTGCGGCTTGACCTTCATCAAAATATCTGCCAGCGGCTCTGTTAATATATGCTCTGTAATTGTGTTTTCATCAATGCCCTCTCCGATAACATACTCATTAACTTGCACGTATCCGTTATCAACAAGCGATTTGATTACCAAATTAATCGTATCAACGCTTTGATCTAAAGTTGTTGCTAATACCTCTGGAGTAATGCGCTTATCCTTTGACATTAAGTCCAAAACATTGGCTTGTAACTGATTTACCTCAGCGAACATTTGATTTTCAGAATCATCGTCAAACCTTTCCTTTTGCTTCCAAATATTAAACCCTTGCTTTGCTTCACCGAACTCAAAAAATGCGCTAAAATCGTCTGCAAATTGTGCTGGTTGCACTACTGGCTCATACTTTGAAATATCAATTCCAGCCTTCTCTAACAACCACTCTTTAGGTGCAATGTCTTTAAGTAAATTTTCGCTGAAGTCAAAACCGATCGGCTCAGTCGGGATGATGCTTAATTCAGGTTCTTCAATTCCTTTGTACTTAGCCAACATATTGAAAACACTTTCCAAATGCATCTGCTTACTATTTACATACGTATTTTTAAAAATCTCGTAACCGTCGCGCATCTCAGAACGTGAACCCAATTTACCTGCTTCCGCAATACCGAAAATCGAAGGAGTTGTGATTTGATGACCGCTGAAAATATTAGTCTGGATCAATGAATCTACTCTTCCGAAATCCTCTTTGGTAATATCCGAAGTCCCCAGATCATCAACTATCGGCTTTCTCGCACTATCATTTACGAAAGCTAAAATAAATTTTTTCCCATCGGATCCCGAAAATCTGTTTGTGAACCTTTTTTCAATATTGCGCTTCTCCTCATCTGAAGGCTCTCCGTTTGGCAAGGTAATTAATTTACTTGCAGAGAACCCAGTCTGAGCATTGCCCAAAACATGCTTAGAAATTTCAATATCTGATTCGATGTAATTAAGCGCACCGAAGTAACCAGGCAAAGAATAAAAACCCATGTTCGGTCTGTATTCCTTAACGTAAAGGATTTGTTTTCCAAATGGATTAGCTGGATTAAAAGCTGGGTAAACTTGCGGCTTTTCCAGACGATCATTCCATTCCTCTTTGTACCAGAATTGTGTATTGTCCTTGTTGGTTCTGATTTTGGTATAATCACAATGCCAGATCTCTGATAACTGCCCGGTTGCTGAAAAGATAATTTCTAAATAATAACCGCCGAATAATTCCGCATCTAAAGAAACCTTTCTTGTTAGATCGTTAAGGCTTTCCATCCGATTGACTTTCTCAATGAATGGCTTTGCTGCCTCGCTGCCCTTCCAGCCATTTGCTGAAATATAATGCACCTTGCTTTTTATGATTGCATTATGCTTGGCAGATTTATTAAATAGATCAACTAAATAATTCGGGTAATCGTTGCGATCTCCGTATTGAATATACCCTTCGCCTTTCTTTTCTTTAAATTCTGGTTGCCTTGCCTCCGCAAATGTGACTACTCGTAGATCCATTTATTGTCTGATTTTGTAAGTATCTGTTGTTGTATATTCTGTGAACTCAAAAGCAGTTCCGACTAATTCCATAATCCCTGATTCAAGCATATTTAAACCTGCAGGGTTTAGGTTGCTGGTGCTTACTTGCTCATAAATTTGATAATCATATTGACCATTTAAAGCAGTCGCAAAATTAGTATTTGTTACAAAGCTGAACTCATTGTACCTATCTTTATAAACGCTTAAATCGGTATTGTTTAACCTCACAAATTTTATCTCTGTATTTGCGCTTCGATTCGTGAATACAAATAAATAATTCGGGTTAGTCAATAACTGTTTTTCAGTTAATGTCAGTATTACTAAATGTGTTTGTCCTTTCGTTAACCTGATCATATATTGATAAATAGCAAAGTCATGTAAATTTTACAAAATAAAAAAACCGCTGACCAACTGATCAACGGCTTCCCTAAACACTAATGAAAAATTATACTCCCGGAGTTTCTAAAGCATTGTAAACAGTTGAAGTCACGCTTGGTGCTAATGCTGGTTCAGAACCAGTAAAAGTCAAAGTAAATCCGCTTCTATCGCCTTGTGCAGTTCCGGTTGAAGCTGCGTTTGCAGTCATATCAATTCCTCTGGTTTTACCAAGGTACCAATATATTCCGTTGCTATCTTTTGCAACTGCAACTAAAGAATTCTGCGCTAATAAAAGCAACTCGTTTCTCGTGTTGGTTTGTAGCTTATTTAAAATGATCTGCAATTCCTGACCATAGAAAACAGTTCCGTTTGCTACAGAAGCAGTCATTGTTTGGTTAAACATTGAAGTGTCTTTTACTAAAGCATACTTCCAAAAACGCTTACCAGCAGCCTTAGTCAAAGCAGTTATTACACCACTCGCTTCGGTTGTTGTAGTTACGTTTGCTGCTTCTGTGAAATATACTTCGACAATGCCTCCAAGACTATCTCTGCAATCTAAGCTATACCCTTGTGTTAATGCACATGCCATATCTTTCTTATTTAATTATTTAAAAAATTGGGGGTTTGCACCCCCATTATTATGATAAAATGAACTTTACGATTTCGTCTGGGAACGCTACGTTGACACCCATTTTGAACTCAGATACAAAACGAACCTGATCTGCTTCCTTTGCGTAGAAGATCTCAAACTTATCTTCTTCGTTCAAAAGGTCAGTTCCTAAAAATAGGTTACTAAGTCTCAAAGCATAAATCTTGTTTGTGCTATTCAATCCTGCCAAAGCAATAACTTTGATTGGAGTTCCTGGCAATACAAATTCAGAATCAGCTTTTCCGTCAAAAGAATAGTTGAACATATTAGCATTTTTCAATGCGATTGTATAAGTTCTGAAAACATCTTGACCGCAGAATATTGTCATGTCATCGGCAGCCACTACCTGAGCAGGGATTGCCTTGTAAACACCATCAAAAATTGAAACTACGTTTGAAGCTACAATACCTGTTGCAGCACTAATAGGCGCAGTTGCTATAAAAGTTGCAGAGTTTGCAGCTACCGGCCCAGATGCAGCACCAATCAATTTAACTAACCCATCAAACTTGTTAAGGTTTACGTTAACTGAATCAGTATCTCCCTGCCATAATGCAGTTTCTAACTGAGAAGCGATTGTCTTTGCTTTCTTATCAGCAAACTCTTGCTCAAATGGAATGCTATCATACATTGAACCAGTAGGCAATGCCTTCTGCAAGTATTTAGATTCTAAGTCTTTTGGACAAAGTGCCTCATTTACTTTTATCTTTCCAACTGTCACAGTTCTCTGAGTAAAAGTTGTTGAACCTGATGCAGTAAATCCGCAGCTACCACCAGCTTGGAATATTGCGTCTGTGTCCATTATATTGATTGTCTCCGCGCTTTTCACGCCAATCATTACGTTTCCTGCGCTCTTAATTAAAGCGGCAGTTTTTGCGCCTAAAACTGAATCCGTTACCAATAAGGCTTCGTTCTGTTCTGTGTATGCTGCTAATGCGTCTACGTTAAATGCCATCGTTTTTTATTTTTATTTGTTTAAAATTGCGTCTCTATACTTGTTTATTCTTTGTTCTTTGATACTGTTTGTTTTTACAAATTCAGTAAAGCTATTTGGTTTTTGAATCGGATCCTCTGTCGGAGTTTTTGAAATTGATTCAATCAAATCAGCTACTTGTTGAAATCCCTGCTTTACCTTGTTTTCAAGTTCAGCAATCTTTGCATTATTAGCCTCCATTAATTCAGCAATCTTTGCATTGAATGCCTCAGCCATTTCTTCCTCTTTCTTCTTATCGTAACCAGCCTCAACATCAACCTCTGGACTTGCTTCAACAACTTTAGTTTCGATTGCGGTAATCATACCATTTTCATCTAAGGTAATTTCCGTTCCATCCATTAACTCATGATCTCCAACTGGTGCTGGGTTGCCTTCAAGCGTAACCAATCCGCCAATCTCTAAAGCTGAAATTTCAACCTTAGTTCCATCCATCAAAGAATACTCTGCCATTTCAACCTTTGTTTCTTTCATTGGATCAACTTCTGCTTCAACTGGCAAAATGTTGTCATCAAACAACGCCTTTATTTTTAAAATTGCTTCTTGTGCGTTCATACTTTTTATTTAAATAGTTAAAAATTGATTCTTTATCACTTAACTTCTGATAATATTTTCTTGATTGCATCCATTAATGATGCGGCTTGATTTACCTCCTTTGGTTTATAACTGAATAACCCCTCAACGCTGAAACCCATTATCTCTCCGCTTTTTACTTTTGCCCATGCTTCGTCATTTTCGACAATCATCGAACCAAACCAACTACCCTCTGGCGCATCTTCAAATCCTTTCATCGGCATGATCCCCCTGGATGAATCTGATATAAAACTTTCAAATAAAGTAACGCCCTCAAATTGTTGATTGGAATTGTGCATTAAATTCACGTTGCTTTGGAATCCTTTTTTGAAAAATTTCTGCACAATCTTGATAATAGTGCTCGCACTAAAAGCCACGTAATAATCACCATAAGTATTATCAGATCTAAAAATAGGCGTATCAGCCAACATAATCGCCCCAGAAATAATGCGGCGGTCTTCATTAGTGACTTCAAATTTTTGTGTTTTGTTAAATGCATTCCAATTCCTTTGTATTGCCGGGCGATCTACCAATGCGATAAAATCGACTTGTGAATCATCTTCAATGCTGTCCGTAATGTCAAGCATATAAATAGGGATTTCAGTATTCATGTTTATAAATAGCTTTTATTTAAAAGTTTATCATTTAATCAAATCTTGCTCTGTTTTCAATCTCCTGCATCCTGCTCTGACTATTGGTAATATCTGTTTCAACAACATACGCCCTGACTATCGTATCCCCTGATGCACGATCAACACCACCGCCACCTCCGCCACCTAAATCTGGAGTATCCATTTGGTTAATTGTAGGTATTGAACCCATCGAACCAACACCACCACCAGGAGAAGGTATATCAATGAATCCCGGCTCCGATGATCCGCCAGGTACGGGAGGAGTTTTTACCGCTAAAATAGATTTTACATTTTTGAATCCCGCAACAACTGCTGCCGCCGCCGCCGCAATACCTAAAGGAACACCGACAACTGGTATTTTTGCTAACGATGCAAATGCCGCAGTTGCAGACATATATGTGTCTATTGTTGTTGAAACAACCGCTGCCGCCTTTCCTGCAATCGTATGCTCTCCGACTGCTTTAGCTACGTTCTTTAGAGTGCTGCTAATTTTCCCAGCATTTTCCGCTCTGGAAGCAGCTTCTTTTTTACTGAGTTCAATTCTTCCATCGGTTAATTCCTTTTCAGTTTTGCTATATGCAATACTATCAATTTTACCCTCCTTAAATAATTTTCTGTTTAATGCTAAAGCATCATCTACGCCTTTTTTTCTGGTTGCAAAAGTTAAGTTTTCATTATTCGTAATATCTTTAAACCTTTCAAACTCCTTATCATTAGCCTCCTTTAAAAATTTGCTATCAATCGCCGCAACTTCTGAACCATATTTACTCCTTAACGCCGCAATTAATAATCCTTTTTGTTTTTCGGTATAATCTGCATTGTTAAGGATTTTATTTGTTTCCTCAAGCATTTTTTCATCTAAGGCTGCAATTTCTTTTTCTTTGCCTTCCTTAAATGCAGCAATACGAGCATCTGATAAAGTAGCTTGTAAATCCTCCTGAAACTTTTTATCCTTCTTTGCTTGATCTTCTTTTATTTTGTTGTCAATTGCATTAATCTCTAATTGATAAGTTGCTTCACTTGCTTTTTTTAACTCATTCTTAGTTTTTATGTCAATCTTTAAAGCATCAATTTCAGAGATCCTCGCATTGTTATTTATCTCCGCTTGTTTTTTTGCCTTATCATCCTCTGAAGTAATTTCAGCTAATGCCTTTTGATTCTGCAAATCAAGCAACATTTTATCAGCACTTTTTTTATCTTCAATAGCTTGTTTGTTCGCTTCATCCCTTTTCTTCTTTGCTTCCTCTGCTGCTTTCTTATCCTCTTCCGCAGATTTCTTGTTGAATTCAGCACTTAAAACTAATTGCTGAACTTTTAAATCCCTAAACTTTTTCTGTTCTTCTTCCGATAATGTCCCTTTTACCTTACTCGCATTTCTCAGATCATTGAGTTCATTTTCATTTCTTTGTTTACTTAACTCATAAATCTCTTTTTCAGATCCGCCCTGCGCTTTTAAAACTTTGATTCTGTTTTCAATGTCTTCATTTGCTCGTTTATTTGCAGCTGATAACTTGTCCAGATTCCTTTCTGCCTCGCTTGTGACTCCAATAAAGTCAGTAAACTGCTCAACTAAATTACCAACACCTTTAGCCAAAGTCCCAAGCGGACTGTTTTTAATCCAGTTACTGATTTTATCAAAGTTTTGAATAACCAAACCTAACGCAACAACCAAAGCACCAATACCAGTCGCTATAATCGCACCCTTTAAAATATTGAATCCTACGCTGGTTTGAACAGTTGCAATACCGAAGGCTTTCTGAATTGTTACCGCCGTTTGCGTTGCTGCATTATTTAAAGTCTGGAAAGTTGTAGTGCTTTTAATTACTGCACCCAACTGTTTGAATGAATCTACACTTTCACCAACTGACTGCAATCCTTGGGACAATGCCATTGCGGCATTTACTTTTAATAAAGCTGCTTCAACATTCTTATTTTCTTTACCAAATAAAGCCATCCCGCCCTGAAGTGCGGCGAACCCACCAGCAACACCAGCCAATGAGGAAGCAACCGCCTTGAATTTAGCATCCGGATTAAATGCATCGGTTAACGCTTTAGCATCTCCGATTCTATCTTTTAGATCCGCTGCACGCTTGGCCGCATTAATTGCCTCTTTAGATGTCGCTCCAAACTTATCAGAAAGCAATCCAACATCTGCTTGAGCCTCCTTTAATTGGGTTCTTAATGACTTGACCGATTTGTCGGTTTGATCAAAGGCATTATCTAATTTCTTGACTTGTTCCGTTGCTTGCCCGGCATCGGTTGTGATTTTTATACCTATTATTTCCTCTGCCATTAGTCTGTGTTTATCACTTTTAATAATTCAACTTGTGTTGTCCGGTACGATGTCGGATCGTATGAACTTATTTTATTAAGCCTAAATAATACGCCATTAATCCAAATGTATTTGCTGAAATCTAAGTTGTAAATATCCACCGCCGTTAAATAAACCCGGCATGTCAATAATTTAGATTCCATATCCGTAATCTCTAAGATGTAAGGCTTATGATAGGTATTAAATAGATTATTTGTCGGGTAGGTTGTTGCAGGAAATTCAAGCTCCTTTGGTACGCCAAAATTAATATCAATCGTCGGCGTAACTGGATCATTCAAATGACCTGCATAGCCGTAAGTATTCAATGAAGCTAAATTACTACCCGCCCCATTCACTCCGCTTTTAATATGCCATTGATGCGCAATACTTAATTTTTTAGCCATTAATATCCGGATGACCGAATCCATCGGGTCCTCCTGAGTATTATAATTTGATAGCTTATAAATCGCTGAAAAATATTTGTCATCGTGTCCATGCGAAGTTGGTTGAAGCAACACTGTTGGCGCAAAAATTATATTAGTCCCTGCCGTATCCTTTACAAAATCAAATTCCGAATCAAATAAAAAGTCTCCATAACTCTGAACGTACTTCTTTTTATAATTTTCGTTGTAATAATCAATGTCATCCGTATATCGGTAGGCATAGTACCTGGCGTTTAATTGTGACATCGGTTTAATTGACATCGCCGAACCAGTATCAATCTTTTGCGACCAGTCTAAAGTATTTGTAACCGATGATGAATAAAAGTCTATGTATGGCGAAATATTGATCTGTTTTTCGTTCACATTGTCCTGAAAAACATAAAGGTTAAACATCTTGCAGACTGATAAAAAGAAATCTTTCTGAAATATCCCTTTCGGCAAATTCTCGTTAATTGATATCACACCATTATAAGCCACATCAACGATCTGGGAAGTGATCTGAGCAAGGTTAATGTTTGCGCTTGAGATTGTTACTATGTAAGTATTCGCAGCGACTGGAACGCTTATTTCAATGCGTACTGTATTTGTATTTAAAATGTCACCGGTAAAATCAAAAGTAAATGTAAAAGGATTATTTGCCGAAAACGTATTTTGAGTGAACGCCTGAACTGCAACCCCACCAATATACAAAGTTGCAGTAATTGAGGAAGCCGCATCCGTTTGATACACCCCAGTAATCGAAGCAGTCGTTCTCACTGTCTTTGTTCCATCTGTATACGTAAAAATACTCTTCCCAGCATTTTCAGTAACATTTAATAAAGTTGTTGTATCAAATGGAAGATTTGCAATCCTTGCAGTTGGTGTATTGCTATTGAGCAAGACTTGCGAGATTGTTTTTGTGCCTAAAATAAACCGATCATTCGTACCTCTGATTCCCTGACTATTATTCGGGATAATTAAAGTCTTAAAAAATGCAGTATCAAAGAAATCACAATTCAAAGTATAGCTTGTGCCTGCAAATATCTTTTCAATATACTCCTTAACATACAAGGCAGGGCGAAAAGCAGATACACTGAAATCATCTTTATTGTTTGAAACATTCCCGTAATCAATCAGCGGATAATAATAACCAGATCCGTTAACTACATCCCAACTATCTTCAATCTCTGTCACGTTCCAAGTATGATTATACTGACTAAAATCTAAATCCTCTAATCTTCTATTCCCTAACTCTGTAATAAATCCTCCTAACTCCCCGAATACTGCACATTGATATTCTGTGATTCCCTTATCAGTTACGATCTCAAGAATCCTGATCACGCCCTTAAAAATCTGAATCCTATCAATATACACCTCACACTTTGCCGCCTGAGATGCAGTAAAATTTGTGTTTACATTCGGTAAGTCCATATTATGCTCATGAGCCATATTGATTTCAAAAGCAAAACCGAAAATCTGATTGTTTCTGGCAGTCGCTGGTATTGAAATAGTCCTGCTAAAGGAAGTATTTTTGCTTCCAAAATCCTTGACATCATCCACCGAATACGTAAAGTCCGTTGAAATGTCATTTAACAAATCAATCAAATTATCTTCAATATAGATTTCAGTCCTTATCATCTGAATTGACTATTTAAGTATTTGCCTATTTCAACCTCTAAATCAAAATTGAATAACTTATCAGCAACCTTGTATTTATACTGGTAATTGGTATTCCTAATCGTGACCGGGAAGAATGCACCTTGCACTTCCATATAAACAATCGGAGAAGCTACCAACTGAGCAAGCCAAGCATAGTCCTGATCATTTACCCAGTCGCTTGTAAGCATGTAATAATCGGTATGCTGAATTGCAAAGTTTGAAGTAGTTTCATTGTACTTGTTATAAGCATCAATGTTTGTCATCTCACCGCCCGATAATTTGTATGGATTTCTCCGGTATGAACTCCTTTGAAATTCTGACCTACGTTTATTTACCAATCGGAAAGCCATGGTATCATAACCACCTAATCGGTTTAGGAAATGCAGATTGTATTGTCGGTATTTCGGATTGCAAACCTGCTTAAACTTTAATACTCTGGTAACTGCCGCACCTAATGTGATATAAACATTGTAACCATAGGTGTTCTCTGTAATTATTGTCGATCCATAAAAAGCATTGATTGCCGCAGCTTGGAAATTAAATAAATTGAACTGCCCAGTCATGGTAATGTCTCCGCTGACTGCAGTTCCTAAAGTTCCGTTCTCATTTGTCGGTTGCACCCATAGTTTATAGGCTCCAGATGTGATCTTTAAAAACGTGATAAAAAACTGATCTCCGTATTCAATAGGGATTTCTGAATTATCCCGATCAGATAACCAGTCATCTGTATAGTTTTCAATTAAAAGGTTATCGTAGTAATTTGATAACACCAAAGGAATATCCCCATTCTCGGTAAATATATCACCGAACAAAGGCGCATAATAATTGTAGGCTGAAAAATTACCAGACGCAAGATTTGCAATAACTGCACCGCTCACTTCCTCTCCTATCCTAACCTGATAATCAACTTTAATCTTATCATTTGATGCCATTAAAACAGTTGTACCCGAAGGCTCGAAGTAATTAGTAACGTATGACCTTACAACCGGGGAAGCATTGAACACCCCGTAACTCCCATCTGCAGAAGGTGAAGGAAATATTTTATTCCTGCTAACTTGCGCACCATTGATGTAAAGATCGTACACGAATTTAAAATTTGTAGTTCCTACATTTGTTGAAGAAGCCACAAACCAAAGATCCTCATGCATACTTGGGAAAGTTGCTGGTTGACTATTTAATGTTATTGCCATTTTCTATTTTATTACCAATTTGCCTAATTTGAAGCTGAACATCCCCACCGAAAGCGGTAGCCATCGCTAAAAAAAAATCCTTATTAAATACTGTTTTTACTGCATTATCAAAATATGATGTTGTTTTTAATCCATCTCTTTTAATAGCCGAAGCAGTCGCATAGGCTAAAGCCTTTAATGAATCTGCTTTATTTACTATCTGTTTTAGCTTTTTGCTTTTACGCTGGGTTGTGCTTAAATTCCTTTTTTGTGTTTCTGAGGTTGTTTTTGCTTTACCTAATTTGTACCATTCAAGCAAAGAGTTCGCCATTTTCTGATTCGGAAACGGAGTTTTGTAAGCATAAGGCGAATCAGATGAAACCCTTTTTGGTCTTGCATTCTTACCTCCAACACCTCGCACTCCCTTGTTTACAAATTTGTAGTAAACAGATGCAGGATTGTCCTTGTCATAACCAAGATACATTTCATAATCATTTCCAAACTTGCGAATCTTCGGAATTGCCAAATCCCCAATCTTACCCGAAGCAATCGAACCGCTTTTGCTTAGATTCCTTTGAACTTCATCATTGAACTCTTTCCCGTAAAAAATGAGTATCTGTTCAGCAACTGGGTATTCGGTCGGATCAATTAGATCAAACTTATCTCCGATAGTTGTTAAAAATCTATCTCGCAAGGCTTGCGCTTGTGCTTTTGCTTCACTCATAAATATAAATAGCCAAATACCTTTTTAATATCTAACAAAAAAAGCGACTATCTCAGCCGCTTGCTTTGTTCTAAATCATACGCATTTTTTGATTTTAAATAAGCCATCACATTTAAGGCTTCAATAGTCTTTAACTCAAATGCTTGCGAATTTGTAATATTTTGGTGATCGGCAATAAGTTTAACGGTATAATGCCATCCATAGATTCGCATAAAAGCTGCTGCACCGAATCCGCTTGCTCCTCTGTCATCCCAGCCTTCATCACTTCCTGCTTCATATAATCCTGCGAAACCTCTATCCAATTTCTGTAGACTTGATAAAAAAAAACCAGCGAATGATATACGTCAATGAAATTCGCTTCCTGCATGTCGTGGGAATATTCCTCATGTTTACTCGCATCATACTTTTCATCCTTCCATTTACCCAGCCAGTTCTTTTTTTGCGGAATAATCATTGAGGCCGCAATCTTGTGAAGGTTTGCAACTGTATCCTGACTGAAAACCTTGCTTTCAATGTACCGGGCAAAAGGCATGTTCTTGATGTCGTAATTAATCCGGTACTGCTTCCCGTTAACCTTAATGTAATTGACTGCGCTGCCCTCAATCGGTTCATCCAAAAATTGCAAATCTTTACGCAATTCCTTTAAATCCTGAATGCCTAAGCTATCAATCTGGTGCTCAGTTAATCCAGTTACAATAGTCAATAGCTTGACTTCCTTATCAAGTTCTGTCCAGTCCTTATCAGGATTTTGTAAAATAGGCATGATCTGCTGATACTGCCATAGTGTTAATTGATTCCATTTCATATTAAGCAAAGGCATAACGCCCTGATCCTCGTTTAAAATTAAAATTCTGCCAGGCTAAAGCTAAAGAAACTACGCAATCATCATGAAATCCAGAAGGTGCGGAATATCTAACCCCGTTTGCAGTAAATTGGTACTCAAATATATCTAATTCATCCACAATCACGCCATCTGGATAACCTATCCTGCGCTGCTGAATTGCCTGAGCAAGTCCCTCCATTAATTGCTGCTTCGATTGACTGGTAAATTTCAAGCCTTCAATATTTATTCCCTCTCGCATTAAGTCTTCCAGTATCGGATCGCCTACCCCAGTGCTATCTACCAATATCGGAGCTGGAGGCAAACGCTTAATATTCTCTTTAGTATTATGCCAGTCCATTTGAAAGCGATCAAAATATGCTACATTCCCATTTGCATCCAGTCCAATGATGACCGTAAAATCCACAGACTTTGCTAAGTCAATCCCATAACTTACGATCGGATGCCCTGATATTGGTTTGATACAATTCCTAATAAATGCACTACCGAAAGGATTCGCACTATTCTCAGAAGGGTTCGCTAAATACTCCTGCTCAAATACAACCCCTGGTAATTGCAGCTTTGCATCCTCAATCTCTCTGATATTAATATAGGGGTTGTCATACGTTGTAAACTTGAAACTACTCCAGTCCGTTTCGCCGCCCTTCATGAACAAAGAATAAAAATAGTTCTTACCCCTGGGAGTAGATAAGAAAACTGCTTTCCCTTGGTAATCTGTCAAAGTTGGTCGAATACTATTTTGCCATCCGCTTTCAAGATCAGGAATAAATGCTGATTCATCCACGATCACTAAATGAAATTTGCGCCCTCTTAAATTGTCGAGCCTTTCCCCAGTATAAAATTCAATACTGCCATTATTCGGGCAATAGATTTTCAGATCAGAAATATTGTTTTTGAACGGTAATACTAAAGTTAGTTTTTCAAAAAATACTTTCGCAAGTTTATAAGTCGGGGTGATGTATGCAACTTGTCCGCCTTTTATTGCTTCTTTAATTCCTATAATCTGGGATAGTTCAGACTTGCCAAACCTTCTGCCGCACATTACAACAATAAAACGAGCATCGCACTCTAATATCTGTTGCTGATTGATATGTGGTTTTGGCAGTTCTAACCTCATAAAATAGTTTTACCCTCTACAAATACAACTTCAATCTTTGAATCTTGCTGAATCTCTACCTGCTCTCTTGGCTTTCCGTAAACTCTGGTTAACAAAGTATCTAAACTGTAAAGACTGCCATTTTTTAAACTCTTATGCATTGCATTGGCAATCGTTTTTTCTAAGATCGTAGCATCCACGTGATCATAAACGCCCTTCAATTCTTCAATAGTCATTGACATCATAACCTGAATAGTATCATTGATCTCGCCAAGTCTATAACCCTGATCTTTTAGTAACGTTACATACTTTCGATCCTTACCTTTTGGGTTTCCTGACTGACCTTTTTTCCAAGGAGTTAAGTTTTGTAAATTTGCCATTACTGTTAATTTAAAAAATTATATACTGATAAAACTTTAGGAATATATAAATGTTGTTTTGCATTTTTAAAACATTCACTTGCAAAAATCCCATCTGCATCGTATCTGTTTAATATCCATCTTGATTTTATACATTCAATAGATGTTATAAAATTATGGCTATCAATAAAATTTGGTTTAATTTCTATTCCTTCAAGTCTTAATGAACCATCCTTGTTCGCTTGTTTAAAAGAAATAAAATCTGCATCCTTTTCTTTTATCTCATTCCATAATGCTGGTTGAATAATTGTGTCATCGTCATTAAAATAAACATGCCCATCTGTAATTAAACCCAAAGCAAGGTTTCTTTGAGCATTTCCAGATATACTACCTATCACCTTGACAGAATAAGGTTCACATATATCAGGAATATTATCAGGAATTTCATCTGCGTCAAACACAACAATCCATCTATAAGCATAAGTAGGTAAATTAATGCTCTCAGCAATTAGATGTAAATTCTGAGGTCTTATACATGGTGTTATAATATTTAAGAACATGGTTTATCGTTTCTATGTAATACAAGCAATTTATCATTATCCCAGCCTTTGGAATTTTTTAAATTATGATTTGCAAATATGAATGTTGAAGAAGCAAAATAATCAGATAAATGATCTATTGAATGAACATAATCTGCTTCATTTGCATTTAAAAAAATATCCTCAATTATTAAAATACCTCCCGGCTTTAAATGTTTATAGGCTTCATTTATAAATCTTATTTGATCTTCAAATTCATGCGTTGAATCCTCTATTAATATATCAAACCTACCAGCAGCGGTTAGTCCTTCAGTAATTGAGTTAACATCTTTTACATTCATTTTAATGTAAGTACAATCAATATTGTCTTTAATTGCTTTATCTATTCTTGAATCAAACCACTCAAAACCGTATAGCTTAGCATTAGAGAAGAACTCCCTCCAGCTATGCATAGAGTTATTATCTAAAATCCCTAACTCCCCAAGTTTAATATCTTTATACCTCATGTTTGAAAACAAAAGGTTATAAATAGATGTATAGGCATGTTTATGCAAACTGGCATCAGTATTATAAGGCGATTTATCCGTTGGATATTTAACCCCGAGATTACACAATTCAGTTCTTGAATTAGTCGAATCTATTGTAATACTATTATACATACCTTGTTCCATAATCTGTATGTGCATGTTTGCATTTTAAATCGTAATTATTATAATACTTAAACTCGTTTATCGCATCTATGCAAATCAAAGCATCTGGAAATGCTTGTAAATAATCTTCTTGCCATCTAAAAGGATATTTCTCAATCATGCTACGTTTGTAAATTGTGCAACCGCTTAAAACATGATTGGTGTATTGTATGCCTTTGAGTTTATAATCGTGGAATCCCTCATAGTATAAAGCACCAACCGCCCCAGTATCTGATGGCATTTTTTCAATGTTTTCTAAAAGTATATCTATTGTTCCCTCCGGAATAATGACGTCACTCTCTACTATTAAAAAGTATTCGTAATTAGACTTTAAAAAAATATCCCTTAAATACAAAACTGATTCTGCAACTTTTCTGTGAAACTTTGTTTCTCCAGGATGCTCCGGTATGTCCAAATTAACAATGTTGCAATTAATAATATTTTTTAAAGCATTTGCATAATCACCGTTATCGTTTGTATTATCAACAACATAAATATGATCGGTACTAATATTTTTTTGCAATGCATTAAAGAAATCACTATCGCAATATCGTTTAACTTTGTTTGTATAAACGGCTACAAATACATTTGATTTATCCATTATTTGTCTATTTCTGCAAGTTTTTTTTGTGCCCAAGCAACGCCCTCATCGCCTCCCCAAGCTAACCACATTAAAGCACCGCAATCTGTTTTAGGATCACCCTTTGAATTTTCCCGATGCCTTTCAAAACTTGACATTCTGGCAATCGTTTCTCTGCTGATGTTTTCGCCTTTAGCTATTTGGTTCGCCCTTGTCCAGCCAACTAAAGTTCCGCAACCTTTGTCGTTTTCCTTCTTAATATTTAAGGCTCTCCTGGCATTAGCTTTTGCCGCCTCTGGATAGTCATTGTAACTATCAACCATTGCTACACGAATAGCCGCCCAAACTGACTGCGCTTTTTCCTCTGTATCAAAGATACATGCACCGGATCCAATCCGATACATTCCGTTACTGCATTTAATTACTGGCATATAATTTATGATAAATAGCGTAACGCTTTTTATTTACTTCGTGAAGATTAAAATGAAGATTGCAGTAATCATACAGATTATTTCCGTATGCAATCCTCGCATCCTGATCAAGAGTTAATAATCGAATCCATTTATACCAATCCTTTTGATTATTCACATAGCAGACTGGCAAATCTTTGTACGGATGCACGTTGCTCACAATAGCTGGATTCTTTTTAGATGCAGTTTCTAAAACTTTCAGATTTGATTTCATCATGTTGAATTTATTATCAACCAACGGAATCAGACTAATATCGGAATCACAATAAGCGGCCATGTATTCAGTAACCTGATTGTAATTGTAGATAGTAGGATTAAGTTTCAATCCATTTGTGAACGCTGAAATCATTCCATCCCAAATATGTTTTTCGCCCTCATTGTATCCAGCTATCACAGTCCTGACCGAAAAGTTTATCCGCTTCATTGGGTTTTTTAGAATGTTTATATCCTTGCCATGTGTGCCAGAACCCGACCAGAATAACCGCACCAGATCCGAAGGCTTTTTATCTAAAATGAATTGTTCGTTCCCAAAAGGGATTGCATTAGGCAATATCTCCACGTTTGGATTCAGCTTAAATATCTCATCCGCTAATCGTTCATGAGTGCAAGTGCAAAGATCAGCAATCCTAATCCATTCTATTATTTGCTCAGTTACTTTATTTTCTCTGTAGCTTTCGTAAAGAATATGCGAAGGATCTAAATGCCAGAAGTCGTCATTGTCAACTACCAATTTAAAACCATGCTTTTTGCGCCAAGCATCCATCTGATCAGGTGTTATGTTTTGAAGCATCCGATTCATAACCACGATGTCATAATTTCCCTCAAAGGTTTCATCATTCACAGTATCGGTCATTAGGCAATAATCCTTTTGCATGTTGACAATCGGCATAATTATCCGATGATAACCGACTCCGCTGGTCTTTGTTGTAATTGCAAGTATTCTCATTGCTTTTCAAACCATTTATAAAGCCTCATGATCATATCGTATTTGCAATTTCCACACCAAACGGAAAGCATGAAGTTAGGATCCAGGTATAATCTGTAAATATGCTCATACATTTGCAGTACAGACAAATCTAAATTCCTGATATACCCATTCTTCGCAGATTCGTAATTGCTATCATTAGCAATCAGCCATTCCCGGTGTTCTTGTTTGATTTCCATAAACTCCAAATTAATTTATAAACAATAGGCGCACAGAATCCAGCGATAAAAATCGTGCTTGTAATTTCCTGTATCAATTCAGGTGCATAGTAATGTAATGGTGAAAGCCAGGCTGCCAGACAACTTCCACAATTGAAAGGCTTGAAATTGATTTTCCATCTATGATGAAAATGATGTATTTCCGTAAAAAATAGCGATGCACAGATTGCGGTTATAATAGATAAAATCATTTTTTGATATTCTTTTTAATCTCGGCTTTCGTCTTATTGATTGATCTAACAATTGACATATAAGGGATTCCAGTCTTCCGGCTTAATTCTTTCGCATTCTTTTTAAAATCTAAAGCGTATAACTTGAACAGTTCCCGATTATACCAATGCAGGTTTTGTAAATGTAATTCTATTTTTTGATACGCTTCCTCTGGATCGCTTTCTACGCTTTGAACTTCCTGATCGTTCTCCAGTTCGACATAGTTTCTGTAATTCTTAAAAAAATTACTTCGGTCGCTTTTAATCATGTTAAGCATAATCCTGACCATGTAATATTTTAATTCATTCCTTTGATATAATCCGATTAGCTTCTCCTCCTCCATCTCGCAGAGAACCAGAAAAACCTCAGCTTTTAAGTCCGCTTGAAGTTCTACCGGTTGCATCTTTTCAAATGCCTCATTGACTGACTTTGATTCCCAAAACTCAGCTATGATTTTATCCCTTGACATTTGATTTTTTTCACTGCATTTTCATTGCTTTTTCAAAGTTAGGCATTATTGTCTGACTTTCGCAAATGCCTCATTTAAACAACCTAATCAAATGCTGAATATCTTCCATTGTGGAGGCATTGGTACCATGCCATTCTTTACCAATCTTGATGTCAACTAACCAATTTGCATAAACATTTAACTCAAATAGTTCTTCGTATAATTGGTAATCAAAAAATAAAATACCTTCATCTGTGTAAGATACATCTTTGAAGCCGATTTCAAGTAAGGCTTGTGGTGTAATTGGTGTGTTCATAACTTTCTAATTTTTGTATAGTCTGGATTAAATTCACAATCATTCAAAGTATCTATCCGTTGTTTGATGCATCGGATGAATAGGGCGCGTCTTTCCTCACTAACCTTAGTAAGTTCGTAAATATCTCCCGGTTGAAGTCTATCAATAATTTGCCAAGCGCGGGATAGGTTTTCGTCTGTTTCCATCTTAATAGGTTAATAGGATAGTTAATAGGATAAAATTTATTATCCTATTAAGATTTTTCTGCCTTGTTGGTACTTTAAAGTGCATATTTATATAATCTTAATAACTTAATAGGATAAATATATATAATTAATGTTTCTGTATAAATGTATCATCGTTTTATTTTTCTTCATGTTGTAGAAATAAACTAATTGAGTTTTTACCTATTATCCTATTAAGCTATTAAGGTTAGAACTCAAAATCCTGACTTTCAACACTTTGAGAGTTTAACCGGATAAGCTCGTACCTATTAAGAATTACCCCATTTATTGATTTTGACTTAGATTTTCCAAAAACTTTTGCCAATTCCATACCAAATTTTCTCATTGAATGTATTTTTTGTTTAGTATTCCCTTCAATAAAATCTTTAATTTCTGTGGCCGTCATCCATTCAGTATATCCACCATGATCGGAGGATTTAAAAAATTTCAGTATCAATTCTCGCTCAAAAGCTATGCTCTGGAAGTCCTTTCCAACCCCATCAAGAAGCGCAAGTTCATCCTTTGATAATTGCCATTCCTCACCTGATTCGTAGGCTCTATAAGCCTCCATAAAGAGTTCATCTTTATCAATGGAATTGTATAACTCATGATCAATACTTAATACTTCAATCGGTAAAATTCTGGTATTGCCGGTAGGGTCGTTTATAATTTCAGGATCATTTGAAGTTCCGCAAAGAACGGCCAATCGTTTAAAATCTTCGTTACTTCGAGCGTATGGAGCACGTAATGAAAAGATAGATTTTGATGTCAGTTCCTTAAATCGTTTCTCATCTTGCTTAGATTTACCTCCCATTTCATCGTCCATTACGATTAGCTTTTGGCACATAAGAATATCATCATCTTTCCCCGCATCAAGTTTACTTTCAGCGTAGTATTTTTTTAGTTCATCAGGAAGCAACCTTCTAAACCATTCAGTTTTACCAGAATTTTGACCTCCGACCAATGATAAAACGGAGCGAACCGGTGCGCCTTTGTATGCAGCAATTAATGAAATTAGCCATTTCCGGACAAATATTTCTTTCATTTCTGTATTAGATCGAATACATTTTGCAAGATTTGTAATATTTCCGATTGACTTCCGGTGATGATTTTTGTCAATATAGTCTGTTATCGGGTTGTATTCGCTAATAAAATCACTAAAAATATAAGATTCAACCAAATCCTTAGTAATATCCTTTGTATTAAAAAACATCCTGGCACGTAAGTAAATAGAATTTATGCGCTCCCTTCGCACTTCATTACCTTTCTCTTCAATTATTCGCGTAATGGAGTTTACTTTCATCGGATGATTTTGTTTCATCCATTGCGTTAATGCTTGTATTAAATGATCAGGATCTCCCGAGGCGGATTTTATCGAAATGTCATCCCGGTTAAAAACTTCGCTAACTAATTTATCAGCTTGTTTTTCATCAACTCCAGTAATTTGCTCAATCTGCTTTTTTACTTCCTCTTTAGTTTGTCCTGCACGTTTTCCAAGTGTTGCGACTTGAACTGCTTTCTTTTGACTTTCTGGAGCATGTATGCCAACTTGCTTAAGCATCCAATAAAAAGTACCAGCGGTAATGCCAGAATTTTTGCCTTTTAAACAAATAGTAAATTGCTTATCAGCATGACGTGAATCGTATTTTTCAGATATTGAGCAAAGCGCATGAAAATACGCCCGGCCTTGTTCCTGAAAACCTTGAGCAAGTGCAAATCCAAGTTTTAAGTAAGAATCATAATCAGGAGCAAGGTTATGTCCTAAGTTTACACATTCTTGCACCATTTCCGCGACTTGTGAGCCATCCACTACAATAGGCAATGACTTACTAACAAATTTCTTTTCCGTTAGCGTACGCGCGACCTTTGAGCGTTCATTTGTTATCAGTTCTGGATCGTATGAAACAAATCTAAGCGATGCTACGTTTTGTGGTGCGGAATCAATTACAATACCAAATTGCTGAAAGTAATAATTGCGTAACCAGTTAAAAGATTCTTTATGCTTTTCGGGATTTATCTTAACTACTATGGCAAGTCCACCTCCGGAAGCAGACTTAAATAATGAGTAAGTGTAAGGATCTGTAATTAAAGCAGATTTATCGGAAAAGTGATCAATGTCAATCTGAATAAATCCGGAATGTTGTATTATTAATTCAGCTTTCCGCTCAGTAAATATGCCAGAAATTGTAACGGCTGGTAACTGCTTTTTTAATGCATCACGATTTGTTTTATCCTGCTCAGTTCTTATACGTTCAATCTGGGATTTATACTTGCCAGACTTAACGGAATGAAGAAATTCTAAAATAGATATTTTAGCATCAGAAATATGGGGTCTGCCTTTTTCGGGCAGCGAATTAAATAGCGAAATATCCATAATTAAAAGAACCCTCCTGAACCAAAGAAGTCGCTACAACGCCCCCATCGAATGACAGGTAAAAGGAACAGGAGGGAAATTTTAAATATTTTCATGACGTTGTAGCTAACGTAAATTTACTAATTTTTTATGTACTCCTCAAACTTTCTTTTCGCTTCCTCGAAGCCTTCCGCAAA